TCGGCCATCAGAGCAAGATAACCAGCAGGATCTGCGCCGCCGCTGATCTCTACAGCGACAACCCCGCCGACCGTCAGGAGGTCTGGGTGGACACCGCCGGCAGCGCCACTGCGGCCGCTGTTCTCGCCGCCTGGCCGGCCAGTATGGCCATGTCTTCAGCGTGCGCGGCACCAAGCTCATCTGGCACGATCAAGACTCCCTTGATAAGTCAGAGCCTGTCATCACCATCACCCGCAATATGCTTGCAGGCAGTTACACCCTCCGCTCCAAGTCCGAGCGGATCTATCGCGCCGCCCGGGTCACCTATTGGAATGCCAAGCTGAAAAAGGATGTCACCCGCACCATCACCATAGCCCAGCCCGGCGCCACCTGGGGCGGCTCCGGCGATGTCCTCACCCTGGTGGAGCGCTGCGAGAACCTGGCACAGGCAAAGCAGAAGGCAAAGGCCGCCCTGCGCCGCACCAACGGCCGCCAGATCGAGGGGGCATTCACCGTATTCGGCAGCCGCCTTCTGGTCTCCGGCGCCAACCTGAAAACGGACGGCTGGGGCAAACTGGACAACACCTACCAGGTGGTGAAATCGGTTCACCGGGTCGATCGCCGCGGCGGCTACATCACGACCGTGGATTTCGGCCTGAACGGCACCTACGGGGCCAAGCCATGACCGGGATAGTCGTTGCCGTGGATGAACAGGGCTGCCGGGTGCGGGTCGAATTCCCCGACCGCGATAACCTCGTCTCCGACTGGCTGCCGGTCGGCCAGGAGTTTTGCGTCGGCAACCAGGCATACCGGCTGCCGGATCTGGATACCCAGGTCGCCTGCCTCATGGACGACCGCTGCGAGGCGGGCGTCGTTATATGCGCCATTTACAGCGATGCCGACCCGCCGCCGGTCAGCGATGCAAATCTCTATTACCGACGCTTCAGGGACGGCACCGTCATCCAGTATGACCGCGCCGGCCACAAGCTCACGGCAGATGTGCAGGGAGAGGTCGAAGTCAGCGCCACCGGCATGATCAGGACCACAGCCGCGCAGGGTCAGGAGATAGACGGCGGCAGCGGTCAGCTCAAGGGGGCGGTCCAGGGGGATTGCCTCTGCAGCTTCACCGGCCGGCCGCACCCGATGGTTTCGGGCAACGTTAAAGTGAGTCTTTAAGGAGAGTTTATGGCACTGGATGCCCAGAGCATGGCAAATCGTCGCATAGCAGCAGTGCAGGCAGTAGAGGTACCTGGCAGCGACAGCCCCGTCGCGGCGCTGGCGTACCGTGACGCGGTCATTCTCGCCGACTCCCAAGCTATTATCGAGGAGATAGTCGCTAACTCGGAACTGGTAGCGATCACCCAGGACTCCGGCCAGGCTGGCGCCGGCATCATCACCGGGAAGGTACAATGACCGTCCGCATCGAGGATATAACCGCCACCGACTGGTCCCCCCTCCTGGGGAGTCCTGGCGAGGTGGTCGAGGATCAGGCCGATATCGAGCAGTGCATCGACATCACCCTGGGAACACCCAAGGGCTCCGATCCCCACCGTCCCCTGTTCGGCTGCGACGCCTGGCTCTGGCTCGATGCACCGCCGGCCGTTGCCGTGCCGAACATTATCGTCGAGGCGATCGACAGCCTGGAACTGTGGGAGCCGCGCATCGAACTGGCCAGCCTGAAGGCGGAACTGGCCGAGTCTGGCGCAACCATCACCGTCGTCTGGCAGCACAAGGGGAGCGCGGTGCAATACACAAGGGAGGTGTCCATTGGAAACGCTGCCTGAACCGAGTTTCATCGAGTGTGACCCTGCCAAGGTAGAGGCAGAACTGGTCGCGATGTACGAGGCCATGACCGACAAAACCCTGCAGCCGGCCCAGCCCGAGCGGCTGTTCATTAACCTGATAGCCTACCGCGAATCGCTCCTGCGGGTGCAGATCCAGGCGGCAGCAGTAAAGAACCTGGTCCGATTCTCCAGCGGCCAGATGCTGGACGAGCTTGGCCTGCTGGTCGGTTGCCAGCGGCTACAGGAGCAGCCCGCCAGAACCACCCTTCGGGTGACACTGGCGGCAGTTCTCGGCATCGACTATATCGTACCGGCCGGCACGCAGCGAGGCACCAAGGACGGCCTGTGGTCATTTGCCACCTCCGTTGCGCTGGTGATTCCCGCCGGCCAGCTAACCGGAGACGTGCTTGCGATCGCGACTGATAACGGCGTTGCCGGCAACGGCTATCTCCCCGGGGAGGTAAACGTAGAGGTCGACCCCCTGGCCAATGTGTCCAGTGTAGTCAATATCTCTACAACAGTCGGCGGCGCGGCGATCGAGAGTGATGAGCACTACATAGAGCGTATTATCCTCAAGCCGGACAGCTACTCAACCGCCGGCCCGGATGATGCCTACCGATACTGGGCCGCAACCGCCCACCAGGATATCGTCGATGTCGCCGTGTTGTCATCCGCCCCCGGGACGGTCGATCTCTATCCGCTCATGGCCAGCGGGCTCCCGTCCCAGGAGATCCTCGACCTGGTGGAATCCACGGTGGCCAATAATCGCCAAATCCGCCCGCTGACCGACAACGTTGTCGCCGCCGCTCCCATCGAGGTGCAGTTCCAGATCGAGGCGGCCGTCACCCTCTATGTCTGGCAGACCGATGACGATGCTACGGCCATAGCAGCCATCGAGAAACTGCTCACCGACTATGCCGCCACACTCCGGGCCAAGCTCAGCACCGACCAGGTTGTCGACCAGATCCGCGCGGAGATCAGGAAGTATCGCGGCATCTACAAGTCAGACATTACCCTGCCGCTTGCCGACCGGGTGCTTGCTGACAACGAGTGGCTAAACTGCACGGCCATCACCGTGACGATAGCGGGGCGCGTCAATGGCTGACGATCGCCTGATCCCACCCAGCGTTAATGACGCCACCGCCAGGGCCTATAACGAAATGGCCGAGCGGCTCGGCAGCCTCGACACGACCGTGCTGCTCGTCTACTACATCGATCACGTTCCCGCCTCCACTCTGCCTGCCTTGGCCGACCAGTTCCGGGTGACGCCGATCGAGTGGCGCCTGGCCCAGTCCGAAACCGAACAGCGGGAGCTGATCAAGTGCGCCATCGAGCGCCGCCGCACCAGGGGTACCCCTTATGCCATCGAGCGAGGGCTGGAGATTCTCAATCTTGCCGGCAAGGTTTCGGAATGGTTCGAGTACGGCGGTGACCCATACTATTTCAAGGTCGAAATCGATCTTCTCACCAGGGGGATGGACGAGGCGACCCAGGGATACCTCGAGGAGATGATCCTGGCCTACAAGAACCGCCGGTCCTGGCTTGAATCGATCGAGATCTGGCTGACTAACCGGTCGGGCGTTCCGTCATACGGCATTTCAACCATGTCCGGTGAGGAGCTGACCGTCTATCCATGGCAGAACGCCAATCTCGAGCAGCAGTTGCCGATGCGGTTTGGCATCGGTTATCAGGTCGTAGAAACCACAACGCTGTACCCATTACCCGCATAAGGAGGCATCATGGCGGATTTTTACACATTGCTGACACTCGTAGGCCAGGGCAAGCTGGCCAACGGACAGGTGACCGGGATCCCGGTTCAGTTCACCCATATGGCTGTCGGCGACGGACTGAACGGCGCCTACTACAACCCGTCCGAAGACCAGGAGGCGCTGAAGCACGAGATTTGGCGGGGAGCTATCAACCAGATATATCTTCACCCCGATAACCCGAACTGGATAGTGGCAGAGGTGGTCATTCCCACCGATGCAGGACCGTTCTATGTCCGCGAGGTTGGCATCTTCGACGCGGACGGGGACATGATCGCGGTCGGAAAGTATCCGGAAACCTACAAACCGGTTCTGGCCGGCGGCGCCGCCAAGGACCTGAATATCAGGATGGTGCTCGAGGTATCGAATACCGCCGTAGTGACCCTCAAGATCGACCCGGCCATTGTCCTGTCAACCCGCTCGTTTGTGGACAGTTCCCTGGTCGAGGCGGGCTACGGCTTGCCGGTCTCACTGGCCGTAGAGACGAGCCTGAACGGCGCCCATGGAATGATCTCTGTCTCTGAAGGGGCACCGCTCCACTTGCCGACCTATGCAAACGTCTCGGCTAAGAAGTATTACACCATCAAGAACGTCGACCCCCTGGGCGGCCTGGACTCCGTCATCGATGCTCCGGATGGCAAGGCTATCGATGGAGAGGCATCGATCTCCATTATGCCCGGGCAGTCCGTGCGCCTGTATAAGCACAACAATAACTGGCAAACAACCATCTAATGGAGGTTCAAATGATTCAGAGCATTATGGCACTCATTATCCTGGCACTGCTGCTGCCGCGGCCGGTCATGGCGGTGCCGGTCATCACCAGCGACATCATCGCCCGCCGCCCGGTCGTAGATGCCCGGGCATTCATGCCGCCCGGCGGCTGCGACGGCGTGTCTAACCGGCTGACCGGCCTCCAGGCGGCGCAGGACTACGCCGCGAGCCTGGGGGGCGGAGACGTCCTTGTCACCGGCACATGCCGCACATCCGGACCGCTCTACCTCGACAGCAATGTCCAACTGATCGCCGAGCCGTGGCCGAAAACGGTCATAAAACCCCTCGACTCCGCCACATTCACCGCATCCCAGGGGGTCGTCATGTCGCGCGGGTTCGTGACCGATGCCAACCTGTGGGACTATTACATTCCCTACCCCGCCGGACTGGTCATGCACGTCGGCCTGAAAAACGTCATCATCGATGGCAACCGGGCCAACGTTGCCAACGCCAACGGCCTGATGATCTACGGCGGGAAATGGCGGATGGAGAATGTTGCCGTCGTGAACACCGCCGGGCACGGCATCTGGACCGAGGCCGGGGTGCCGGTCTCCTCCGTTTCGGGAGACGACTGGCATGATTTCCTCAACATGCACGAGTCGACCGGCGACGGCATATTCCTGGCGAACAACAACCGTCACGGCTGGTATTACAGGGGGCCTAACGACACGTACATCGACAATGTACAGATCAAGGCCAGCGGCTGGAGCGCATTTTATCAGGACTCCGCAGCGGGGATCATGTCGGCGGGGCTGAAAGTAGGCTCGATGCACGCCTACGTTTCGCACCAGGTCCCCGAAACGGCGCCATCTCCCTATATGTTAGAATTCAAGTCGAGCGTATTCTTCGACCAGTTGTACGTCGACACGCCAAACCGTAGCGGGGTCAGGTTCGGCAGTTGGGCGCAGGGAGACAGGGTCTACGTCATGAATCGCAACCGCGCGGCCGAAGGGGGGTACGGAGTCAAGGCCGACGGAAAAATATCGCTTTCCCAGATTATAGTCGATCATTCAAACGCCATCGCCAGCGGCGACGGCGGCACGGATATTCATATTGCCTCCACTGCTACGGGGTCGATGGTTTCGCAGGTCAGGATGACCGATGTCAACACCAGCGCCAGCACCATGACAACCACCGCCATGTTGATAGAGGCCAGGTCTACCCATATCGGCCGGACCCATATCGACGGCTACGCCAGCACCGGCTCTGTCGCGCTGAAAATTGATGCCTCCGCAGTGGGCGGCATCAATGCCAGCGACGTCACGGTCGACGGCTCTATCCGCAATTGCGCCACCGGGTTTACGTTCATGAATGCCGCATCAAACCGCAGCCGCATCAGGCTCTCCATCGCATATTTCACCGGCCAGACCGCGTTCACCTACACCCACGGGTTTACCATGCTCGACAATGTCAGTGTGTCGACCTACAACCTCTCCAATGCGGCCATGGATAAGCTGGACAGCACCACGCTCACGTCAATAACCAACTCGGCGAGTGGGACCTATACCCCGGACGGCGCGTATGCCCATTACGTTTACGCTCTGACCGGCAATGTCACCATCAACGCTCCGCTCGGCCCCACCCACGGCAAGCGGATGATGTTCGAATTCCAGCAGGACGGCACCGGTGGCCGCACAGTGACCCTGGACTCGGCATACAAAACGAGTTTCACGAATACCGGCAACACCGCGTTCAAGCGGCATACCGCCGTATTCGTTTATAATTCTCTGTCGGGATTATGGATTCAGGAATCCGCCACCAGCGGGTGGTTTTAGAGAATAACCAGGAGGGACTAAAGGAAAGAAGGCAGCGGCCGGCTGGTGCTACGAACACCAACCGGCCACCGACCCACAGCTATTGCCTGTGAGCCAGCCAAGGCTGCCCCGCCCTGTACAGAGCGCGGGAAGCCTACCATAAACCTGAGAAAACATCAATGGAGGCTCTCACAATGAAACATTATCCGATTATCCCCTGGCCCGGCGGCAAGCGTCGCCTGGCCAAGAAACTTAACCCGATCTTTGACAACCGCAAACACAGCTGCTACGTAGAGGCGTTTGCTGGCGGCGGCTCGATGCTGTTCATGCGCCAATCGGTGGAATCCGAAGTGCTGAACGACATCAACGCCGACGTGGTCAACGGCAAGGTCTCATCCCGGACCTTCGGCATCTCCCCCAGCTCCGCGCCACGGTTTAATTACCTCCGTCTGGAGACTGACCTGATGCAGGCGCACGACCGCCTCTGCCGGGTCTGCATCGAGAGCCTCGACTGGCACACCTGTATAACGAAGTGGGACCGGGACTACACCCTTTTTTTCCTCGACCCGCCGTACTGGCAAACCGAAGGCTACGGTGTCCCGTTCCCCCTCGATGAATACGAGCGGATCGCCGAACTCATGCGATCGATCAAGGGAGCAGCCGTCCTCACCATCAACGACCACCCGGACATGCGCCGTATTTTCAAGGGGTACAAGATGGACTCGGTTGACATCGACTATACAATCGGCGGGGGAGGCAAGTGTAAGGGGAGGAAGGAGCTGATCTACCGGAACTGGTGATCAGAATGGCCGAGAACGAATGGATATTAAGGCGTAGTTCCATAAGGGTCGGAGCAAAAAGTGCGATCCTCGGGCAATCTGGAAGC